TCTATCACATCCTCAAAAGTTCTACCTACTTTCCATGCACCCATTAAAAATCGTAATGCTTGAAATGCTAATGGTGTTAGTGCAGGTGATTGATTTGCTATACCTATAGCTTGTTGTAAATATGCACCAAAAGATGATAAAAACTCTATTCTAGTCTTTTTTTCTTCTTCTTCATCTGTAAAAATTGTAGCATCTGATTCTATATCTATACTATATCCTCTTAGTTTATCATCACGCATTATTTGCATCATTTCTGGTGTAATAGTAAGAGCTGTCATAGCTGCCAAAGTCTCTGGTTCATAGTGTTCTGCTATAATTTCTGCTTTTAATCTAAATAAATCTCTTATATATTCAGCTATTTCAGATTGTTTTTTACGCATACGCATACTACCAAACTGTGCTTTTAGCTGTTGTGCTGTAGCTGTTTCACTAGCTTTTGTAGAACCTCTGATAATGTCTGATATGCCTGTTATTTGATATATTGTGTCTAATACTTGGTTTCTTTGTTGATATAAACCAGATAAAACTTGTGCAATAGGTGCTATATCTTCTTGCTGAAATACCTGTTGTAACCCACCTTTTGCTGCTAATTGTGCAAAATTTTCTGAGGGTACAAAATCATTATCACCAGCATCTGCTAGATGTGATAATTCTGGTACAGAAGCATCATATATACCCCTTCTTTTTAATCCTTCTATTAAATTACTTATTCTTGTTGTAATTCTATCTAGTTCATCTGCTTGGTCTTGATATAAAGTAAACTCTGGTATAGGAACATTTGTTTCATTTGTTCTTATAGCTACTAATGAATCAGGGCATGGGAAAAAATTTTCTAGTTCATAAGGGTCATCATCTTCAGCTAATACTTCATT